TGTGTGTTGTTACGCGTAACATGCGCGCCCACTCAAGGTGGGGTCCCAGCTCTAATAGGGAATAGCGAACTCGAACCACCCATCATAAAACAACTCCCCAACATTAGTATTAATTGGCTGGTCATTCTGACTGTAACCCAGGACCACACCATGAGACAAGAACTCCAACGGCCTGCCACCACCTCCTGTGTCCGTGTAGCGGTACCGCCGGTCCTCTGCATCCATGGGGGTCCAAGTCAATGCCCCAGACTGCTTCAAATCAACCTCAAAGAACGGGTCTTTTCGGATGATGGTAGTATATGCTGAAACAGTCCCTGCCCTCGGATCTCGATCCACGCAAATGGCAATGCCGCCACTCACCGTCGAGGCAACCCTAGGCACAAAGTCAACATTCAACTTGGTTAACCTAAACTCTCGGAAAATCCCGGCGAGAGCGGTCAACTGCGACATAATCGTGTTCAATTGGGTTGTGGCTGAGCCAGTGTTAATACCCAGGGCAACTTGAATCCCTGCGGCATTAGCACCAGTGTTTACGACGGACTGCGTTCCGCGAAAGCAAACGGCAATGCGATCCATGTACGGACTCCGTGGAATCTTCGACTTGTTACGCTTAGAGCCATTGTTGCTAACGCCAACCTGGCGCGAACCGGTCATTGATCGGTTGGCCTGGCCACGCGTACTGCCCGCCACTCCGCGATCAACCAATTGCTTGGTCGCGGACTGGTTGTTGTTGGTGATGGTATTCTTTGGGGCCATTTTCCTTTCAAAAGTACTTCTTGCCTGGTTCTTCTCCTTCTTGATTTCCGGAAGGTTGTTCTTAATCCTCTTCGCTAAGTCAGCTGCTGCACGTCCCAACTCTGCTGCAGTCCTGGCGTTCGAAGCTAAATCCAAAAGTGCTGTTCCTAATGTTGCTGGGGCGTATTCAATAAGAGACATCAAACATCATAACAAATAAAGAATACGAAACGTGAGTGTGTCTAACAAATGGCTTCGGTGGCGATTGGTAGCGCCGTGTAAGACAATATTTCCTGGTTTTCACCCGGTGCCTGTTGCACTGAGAAGTTGAACTGGAGCCCATCAAAATGGGCCTCCAAAGCTGCCTGTGTCGCTGGGGAGATACCAAACGCCCGCCAAAACGAGAGCCTAGCATCAGTTGTCACAGGTTTGCTCTTCTTCTTCCCCTCCATCCGGGAAAGGTGATGCCATCCATGGAACTGAAGCTCCAGGAGGCGCCGTGAGCGGTTTGGGGATCCGATGCGCAGGCCCATGTTGTAAAAGGCCTGCATCACCGGGACACCACTGCACAACGACAGCCCAGCACTGCCGATTGCATGGAAAAGTGAGCGCACATACACAGGGCTCTTGCAGCTCTGGTACCCCGCATAGTCGTTGTTAAGCGCCTTGCGTGGATCGCGCACCATTCTCCAGTGGTCACCTGCCCACACCGGCTGCGTCTGGCAGAATACAATCTGCTCAAAGCAGTCGACGGGGGCTTCGATCTCCATATTGTATCCGAACTGCGCATAAAACTCAGCAGCTCCTTCTGCGTACCGCTCATAATCCGCCCTTTCCATTATCAGGACAGAGTCGTCCCCATCTACCAGTGCATAAGCACGAATGCCAAGTGCTCGGATACGCATCCAGAGCATTGCGGATGTTATGACACAGTTGCCAAGAGCTGTGTTCATGTCGCCGGACATTCTCATATCCTGCAACTCCGCCCGCAGAAAACCATCTTTCACCCTCCCAAACATAAGGTTGTTCAGCTGCGCCTTCAACAGCCACTTCAGGGTCTTGTCCCCTGGAAAGTGCTCACGAATGAGTGAATGTTCGAACTCGAGTGGGAGTTTTGAGGTGTGCTGGTCAAAGCGGCTGGCATCCATGCCCACACAAACAGGATCCACAAATGATGTCCACTGCGTCCATAGAACGCTAGCGCGTGTTTCCATGTTCATGCCCTTGGCGATGCACGGCATATCGAAAAGGTGCCCAATATTCTTGTAGATGGTGTGCTCGCAGGCAACGGTATATTGACCTAGCAAACAATTAAACCTGGGCCCTCTGGGGTTGATCAACCGAGGAACAGGGGCTTTTGAGAACCCCTTGTCAAACGTGCTACCGCACTGCTGCTTCGTCTTTTCGACTTTAACGAAGCCGCTGGTTACCGCCTCTCTCTGGATGTCAAACACCTCTACCTTGTTTCTAC